ACACCTGTGGTTTTATATTCTCATTAATCAAGAGCGATAAGCTCCTTGTAAAATTCTGTATAATCTTTTCTCTTTTCCTTTGTAAACTGGATGGCTGTCCTTGGGTGCTGGTTTAATACTCCTGTCATCATATACTGAAGGTCAAAGCCCCATACTGCACCGTCCTCCTTTAGCTTATTCATATATTTCTCGATAAACTGTATAGCATGGAAGTTGTTATACTTAGGATTTCTCAAGAATCCAAGTAAAAGTTCCATCGCACAGTTTCCTGCACCTCTTCCCATTCCAGCATAAGTTGCATCGAGCCAATCAACTCCGTCGCCTACTGCCTCTATGGTATTGGCAAATGCAAGCTGCTGGTTGTTATGGGCATGTATACCAAGCTTCTTGCCATACTTGTCAGCATATTCCTTGAATATATCCGAGATACGTGCAATCTGTTCAGGATAAAGCGAGCCATAGCTGTCAACGATGTAAAATACATCTACAGGTGTCTTTCCAAGAAGGTCAAGGGCAACCCTTAAGTCACTCTCCTGTCCATTTGAGATAGCCATTATATTACAAGTTACCTCATATCCCTTCTTCTTGGCATCTTCTATCATTTCCGCTGCTGCAGGGATTGTGTTCAAATACGTTGCAACACGTATAATATCAAGTGGGCTGTCAGACTTATTGATGATATCGTTCTTATAATCGCAACGTCCAACATCCGCCATTGCCGCAAGCTTAAGGTTGGTATTGTTATCCCCTACAATCGCCCTTATATCATCATCATTGCAGAATTTCCACTTTCCGAACTTATTGACATCAAACATCTCCTTTGAAGCCTTGTATCCCATCTCCATGTAGTCTACGCCAGCTTTTAAGTTTGTCTCATACAACGCCTTTACAAACTCGTCAGAAAAATAAAAATCATTAACAAGACCACCATCTCTCAATGTGGCATCCAATACCTTAACACTTGACCTGTAATCCATTAAACTAAGTAACTCTTTCATCTCTTCCTCCTAAATGCACCTTTATCCCTAGTTATTACTTATTTTCGCCTAGGGTAATTCACAACTGTATTTGATTTTAGCACGTTGAAGTGCAAAAGTCAACAGTAATTTGTAATAAAATAAACCCCCAAGAAAATTCTTGGGGGTTTTGATTTCTGATAATTATCTCTTTGATAATTCCCAAGCCTTATTTTATGCTGTTTTCAAGGTGTTTTGTTACTAACAAGTTCCTAACCCATATGACTTCACATTATCATTTAAGAAGTTCATTAACCTTCTCCTGAATAAGTGTATAGTCATAACCTGCTTTTGTTAAGGCTTCTTTTCTTGCTGTTCCATTACCCCATTTACCCTGAATGACTTCTTTTGCAACTTCATCAACAGACTTGGTTGTGGAAGAAGAACCTGAAAGAAGACTGTTGACCTTTGCCTGAACCGCATCATAGTCATATCCTGCATCAGTCAATGCTTTCTTTCTATCGTTACCATTACCCCATTTTCCATTGATAACTTCCTGTGCGATTTCATCAACAGACTTGGAAGGTGTGCTTGTACCTGACAACTCATTGACCTTTTTCTGAACTTCTGAATAATCATATCCTGCATTTGTCAGATTAGTCTTTCTATCATCACCATTGCCCCAAAGACCCTGAATCACTTCCTGTGCCACTTCTGCAACACTTTTGGTTGCAGTGGTTGTGGTAGTGCTTGTTGTGTTAGAAGTTCCATTGTATTTTGGAACACCAAAACCTCTGATGAATTTTCCATTGACTGCGATAGTTCTTCTTTCAACTGCATCATTCTTGTTTCCTTCAATGACAACAATGTTCTTTCCATCACAAGATTCAACAATTCCTACATGGTCAGAAGAACCTGTGTTGTCACCGCTTCCTGAATCATCCCAATCATAGAAGATGACATCACCTGCACTTGGAACATATGCATCATTTTCAACCCATTCACCAAGATTTTTGAACAGGTCAATCATCCTATCACAACCACATTCAGTTGGAAGGACATCTGTGCATCCTGCCTTGATTGCACAAGCAGAAACAAAGGTTGCACACCATGCATCTGTGTACTTTACCTCATAACCTCTTGCAAGTGGTGTATGTGAATTATACACATCAATAATCTGCTTGTGACTTCCATCACTTTCCTTGCATCCAATCCATGCCTGTGCCTGCTTTACAACTGCGTTTACCATTTCTTCAACACTTCCTTTACTGTCATACTGTGTCAGATTGTACTGTGTAACAAGTGCATATGTATTTGTGACATATGTGGAACTTGTAGCATAACCATCTGCCTTGATTGTTTCCAAATATTCTTTTGGGTCAGTGATTCCCTTTAAATTTGCATATCGTGAATACTGAATGAATTCAAAATATCCCTTGATACCTTCTTCCATAGAATCAAAAACCCTGAAATTGTCCTTGATTGTGGTCAATGTTCCTTCTGTATATTCTTCCTGTGTCTCCATGTTGACAGATTTTCCTGTCCAAGAACTTCCACACTTCAAACCAAAATAATTGTGATAGTTGGAAGCAAGTGTGGATTCTCCCCAACCGCTTTCAAGAATTGCCTGTGCAATTATTGGACTGTGAACCATGATTCCATAGGAAGATGCATATTTCTGAACATAACCTGCAACTTCCTGAATAAATTCTTCTTTACTCATTATCATCACCATCATCTTTCTTTGTTTTTGTTGTGAGTACATCAACCGCTTTACTGATGACATCAGGAAGTGGAAGACCCATTAGACCTGCATTTTCCACAATGGAAATTGTTTCATTTGCAATGAATCCAATGATGACTGCATCCCTGATGTAAGTTGAACCAATCACAAGGTCAAGTCTGTATGCGATAAGGACAAACAGAAGTGTCATGCATTTTCTGCAAAGACCTTTCCAACCTGCTTTGGATTCAAGTGTTCCTGAATCAGTTTTCTTGCTGTTGTGAAAAATTCCTGCAACCGCAAGACCGCTGATGTAATCAATTGCCATAAAAATAATCAGTGTCACCAAACCTGTGTCCCACCCCCCAAACAGGGATGCAATGAATGAACCGACAAGACCAAGCCCTGTGCAAATTCCTTCTTTCATGTGATTTTCTCCTTTCTGAAATGAGAATCCCCACAAGGATGTGTGTCCAAGTGGGGATTGTTTTTGTTACTCTGCAAGTTCGCCACAATCCAGGTCAATCAGAACCTGTTTCACCTGTTCCTGTAATTTTGCAGGAACATCTGTGAATGTTTTCTTACCTTTAATGATAAGTGTTGCATAAACAACTGCCATTGTTTCCACCACCTTTCCAAACCATTTTCTTATATTCCTAAGCATCAGCATCAAGGATTTTCTGAACATCATCCTTTAACTTTGCAGGAACATCATCAATGGTTTTCACACCTTTCTTGATAAGGTCTGCATATACCTGTGCCATTATGATTCACCCCTTTCCTTATCCAATCATTTCATAGACATCACAAAGTGCAAGCTGTGTGTCTGTGACCTGCTTTTCCAGTGATGCATTCTTTTCAGCCATCATCAGGATATATTCATCTTTATCATACTGAATCATACTGAATTCATAACCATCAAAGGACTGGTCTTCACCAATAGATTCATGCACTTCCTGGATGTCAGAATGTACCCAAACAGAATTGTCATCAATAACAACTGCATCAGGCTTCACTGTGCTTCTTGTCTTTCCAAAATCTTTCATGCTGCTTTTCCACCTTTCTTGATTTCTTGTTGATAATATGCTTTTGCATAAGGTTCTAATGGTACAATGTACTTTTGCGATAACCTGAAAGAATCACAATGAATCAGCCAACCTTTATATGAATTGATGGAACACCATTCTGAATAATTCATCAGTTGGTTGTTCTCAATCACTTTCTTGTGCAGCTTATTCATCTTCTTTTTCATCTGTTTGCAGGTTGTTTTTCGTAAAAGTTTATAGTTCAAAAATGTCCTATAACCGACAAAATCAATTCCCCTGACAAATGTTGGAAACACCTGCCAGTTGTCTTTGACTGTCAATTTCAGTTCCTTCCTGAAATATTCCTGGATTTCAAGAAGCAGTTTGTGAAGTTCTTCTTTGTCAGAACCAAGAATCACAATGTCATCCATGTATCTGAAATAATATTTCACATGCTTGACTTCTTTTATCCAATGGTCAAAAGATGACAAATAAAAATTCCCACTGTACTGTGAAATATAGTTACCAATGGGAATTCCTGTGTCACCTGGTGTGGAATCAATAATTTCATCCAACAACCAAAGAAGGTCATCATCTTTGAACAGTTTTCTGTATTTCCGTTTCAAAATATCGTGATTGATGGAAGGATAATATTTTCTTGCATCCAGTTTCAAACAATACTGTGTTCCAGGAACATCATGTTGTACCGCCTTGTCAATATCATGAAGTGCAAGATGAATTCCCCTTCCTGGGATTGCTGAATAAGTATTCTTGATAAAATTCTTTATCAGGTATGGTTCAATCATTTGCAGGATTGCCCATTGACAAATCCTGTCAGGAAAATATGGAAGTTTGAAAATTTCCCTGTCCTTTCCTGAATCGTGTTTGATGAAAGTCACATAATCTGATGTGTTGTAAGTCTTATTCAACAGCATTTCTTGAAGTTGCCCCAAGTATTTTTCAGGGTCTTCATCAACCATTTTGACTTCTTGATACCATCCTTTCCCTTTTCGTGCATTTTGGTGTGCAAGTTTCAAATTTTCCATGTCACAAATTTTTGAATATAAGTTTCCAATTCTTTTCATGACATTTCCTTTGTATGCACTTCAAACTGATTCTTCAACTTCACATTTGTGATTTACCAAAACAGTTCAAATGAATTTTTGTGTTTTGCCAAGTGGCAGGGCAGAAATGATGATTATTTTATACTTTGTGCATTTAGTAAGTGACCGCTGATATTCCGATTACGATTAGAAGAAGTATTATTCACATTCCAATAGAAACTGCCTGCATTAGAACCATTATTCCAATTACTGCTTAATTTAGTGACTGGTTTAATGCTTTTTATCAGGCTCATTGATGAATTTTACCTCATATCAGCTTCATTTCTGCCCATATATTCAATTATTATTTATGCAGCAGGTGCATCAGTTTCATCAGGTACATACAGCAAGCGACCGCCGAAAGACCGACCACGCTTAGAAGAAGCAGCATCCACATGCCAATAGAAACCGCCCGCATCAGAACCACTACCCCAACCACCGCCTAACCTAGCGACCGTATAGGAAGAAGTTGCTTTGTTCTGATAGAAATAATCACCAACAGGAAGTGAACTGTTTCCAACTGTTTCACTTGCAATAAACAACCAATCAAAATCTTCATTGTATGCAAATGCTGAAACATAGCCATTTGTTCCTGCAATGGTGATTCCTGCATCCTGATATGGTGAATCCTTTGTATTATCCACAAAACCATGGTCTGCAATATAGACAGAACCTTCGCCATAGTTATAAATGTTAATTCCATCAATCCACTTCCAAATGTTACCAAATGGATTTTCCTCACCACGATAAGACACAACAATCCAACCATCTGTGTCAACAACTTTTCCAGTCTTATTTCCAAGTGTAGTGGTTGCACCAGTGATTTCTGTCATGCTTGTGCTTCCATCATCAGTCTTGTTTGTCACACCAATTCCAATGTTTGACTGCATATCAAAAGAAGCATATTCAACCAGGAACAAGATTTCTGTTGCAGTTGCTGCCTGAACAGTTTCCTGTGACCAACCTGAACCCCTTTTTGCAGCAATGGTTCTGAATCCATTTCTTGTCGCACCACTCTGTGTCAGTCCGCTTGTAGGTTTTGCACCTGCAATGGATGCAAGAACATCATTTGTCCAGTCAACATCCTGTGCATCATTCAACTTGTATGCAGAAGCAGATGTGTCATAAGTGCTTCCTTCAAATGCTGATTTGTAGATGAAATTCTTTTCCTTGCCATTCTTTACAAATGCAGGGTGAATCTTGAAACCTGCTTTCATGGTGTCAGACACATAATATCTTGCTTTTCTCATGTGGAAACCTTTTCCACCCTGAATCTTTTCCAGTTCAAGTGGAACAACCTTGTAATAGAATTTTGGTTGTTCAACCATAACCTGCACTTTTGTTCCTACTGGATAAGTATTGTCACCAATAGTGATTGCAGATGTAAGGACACCACTTTCTGAATATCCTGCATCACCATAATATGCAATGACTTTTCCTTCATCTGTGACATTACATCTTTTTCTTCCACCAAATGCTTTGACAGAATCAAAAGAATCACCAGGTGTCTTTCCAACTGCACCTGCAAGTCTTGTGAACTTTTTGTTCTTGAAGTCAACTTCAACACCATAGATGTCTGAATCTGTATATCCAATATAGGACTGGATGTCAGTGATTTCTGCCTGCAAAGTATTGATGTCACCGACTGTTGCAACAGCAGCAGGGTCAACAGTCATATTCACATTGCTTGCATTTGAAACTGTGGTCACAAGTTTAAGATAAGCACCTGAAACTGTAATTCCATTATAAGGTGGCATGTATGCCCCCACATTTGCACCTGCAACTGCATAAAGAATTTCACCTTCATCAGGGTCTTTTGCATACAGACCAAGTGAATTCATATAATAACCAGTTGTCAATGCACTGTTTTCCATTGCAGCATCAACCTGGACTGCAACTGAATTAATTCTTGTTACTTTTGAAACAGCAATCTGCTGTTTGATGTTGGACAGTGCTGTCAATGCAGGAATCTGTGAATCACTGTATGTTGTAGATGAAGCTGCAACCTTTGTGAATGTCACATTTGCTGTTCCTGCAATCAACTTTGCCATCAAAGCCTGTCCTTTGTTTGTGATGATAAGCTGTCTAAATTCTGACATTTTCTTTTCCTACCTTTCATTTTTTAATTTGATTCAGTAATTGAAACACCTGCTGCCATTGTTGTGTGACCACTGACATCTATTGATTCTTTGAAGCTGTCTGAAATTTCAACCACAACAGAACCAACAATTCCACCACCAAAGGATGCCACTGAATCAACAGACATGTCCTTCTTGAAAGAATCTGATAATGTGGTCATATATCCTTCAACAATTCCACCACCAAAGATTGAAGTTCCCTGGATGCCAAAATCTTTTTTGAAGGAATCTGACAGTTCAAATGTTTCACAATTTACAATTCCTGATGCAATCCTTGCAGTTGCATCCAAATTTATGAATAATTCATTTTTACAATTCAACACTGTTGTTGCAGGCAACATATAAGATAAAAAATAGTCAAGTTCTTCAACTTGACCATACAAATCCAAATGTGTTGTTATATCCAGTTTGTGTTCATCCAATTTTCTGATGATTTCATAATTGTCTGAACTACCGCACAATGTATTTAATTTATTCAGTAAGGTTTTCCATGTGTAAGGAACTGTGTCATTCCATCTGACCATTACCCTGTTGATTCTTGATTCCAAGGTGTCATCAGAAGAAGGAACAATTCCAATTAGATTTTCAAACTTACTGATTCCTACAAGGTTGCACGATTGAATAAACTGGTTGTTTTTGATTATTTCTGATTCATCTTCCACCAACTGAAATTCAGGATTTTCAGTTTCCATTATTTTTCTGATTTCCATATATTCCTGAATGAATGGTGGAAGATAACCAATCAGGTTCACATCCCTAACCATTTGACACACCGCCCATCACTGGAATTTCATATTGTCCAAGGGTCAGATTGCTTGCTGCACCATTGATTTTGGTGGTTG